GCCGGACAGAACGGTTGCCATGACAATTCAGGGGTAGTGGCTTAGTGGGCACTGCCCAGCTAGATACAGGTTAGCGACTACTTCACGCTCGCCTGCCAGCCCATATCAATGCGCCCAATGAAGTGAGGCGAGTTATCTGGGGATTGAAAAGACGGCCCAGTAATCGCTCCAGTCCTGACATAGGTGGAAGCAGCAGTTTTACCTGTCATATTCAATGTATCAATAACTTCTTTTGCTAAACGAATCATTTCTTGACAGCGAGCGGGGCCTGCACTTTTTGGCGCAAAGCAGCGAATGATCAATGCACCCCTTGCGTAATCAAGTGACTTATCGAGAGTAGATTCTGTCGTCAGCCCAAAAGTTACATTGATGCGAACATACTCTTTTGGCGGATCAGGCGGGACTGCTGTGATGTTGTCGAAGTAGACGGGAATGGGCGGTGTTTGCGAGTTGTATGCAGTTAGCAACGGTGCTTCAAGCTTGGCGCGGATTGATTGATAATTCACTTTTATTTTCCTCCAAAACCACGAGTAAAGCCAGTGTTTAGATCCTGCTGAAGACCGCCAGCTCTCAAATAAGTTGTAAACCAGTCTTTTTCTGCTGTAATCTGAGAAGTTACATCTTCCCCTTCGTTGTATCTTATCTGATACCGAAGATGCTCAGTGCTTGGCCTACTAGTGCCGAATGCGACCACATCACCAATTGGCGCAGGCTGATTTTCTGGAGGGAAAAACATTGCTTCCTCTTGATCTGTTGCAATCGCGGCATGGGGAGAGGTGTTGACGATACTGAAACGTGTCACCCCATCACGAACGAATCGCTCAACATCTCTCACTGGGACATCATTTTTGGTGTATTTGTAAATCCTGCCAGTGGTACCAGGTGTGTTAGGCGTGCGCCCTTCTGGAGCAAAGCCCCAAGACGCGGAAAATTCACCCGTCCACGCAGGGCCTTCCTGCGCAAGAGTATTCATTGACCTAACGGCAAACTCTTGAATTCCACGCGCAAGCTTCCTCTCGGCATCTCGTCTAATCTGATTGGCAATGCTTTTTTCTGCTGCAGCTTGAAATCTTGCCGCCTGCCTTGAACTTACTCGCCTTGCACGTCTTGGCGCCATATCAACTCACCCTCGCGACAACTGAGTGCATAATAGCGTTATCACCTCGATACGAAAACATCCCAATAATCTTCGCAGTACGACTAACGCCATTTTGTGAATAAAGAATCGAATCAGTTGTCTGCGGGAAGTATCCAGAAAGAGCAGAAGCAGCAATGATAATCTTTACGTCAGTCTGTTGATACAGACCCTGCATTTCTTCTGGCTTCAACTCAGAGATGACAATCTTGACAGGAATCTCTGTTGCATAACCAGAAACGGTTCCCGTCGTCGGATCGTAAGTTTGATTTTGACTTGCTTTAATATACGTCGCGTCAATTCCAAACTGATCAATCAGCGGGGCGGGGATAGATGCAAAGATGTCATCGACAAGTGACATGATTCATCACAGCGGGTTGCTATACCAGCCACCAGTGGCAGGAAAAACCTGTCCACCAGCAAAGCGAATGCGATTCGGGCGGAACGCACCAGCACCGTAATAAGGATCAATGCGAGCAGTGCTTGTGCGACTTACATATGGCTGATTGAAGCTTGGATCAATCATATAGCGATACAAAATATCCATTGCAAACGGCGGAATATAATCAACACCAGTTTGAGGAATATCGCCCTGTTTGAATTTAACACGTAGCGCCCCATCGCCAAGTTCGACTTCTTCGTATTGATTCGTACTGCGAAGAGTTGCGCCGCCATCATTTGCGGCAACTGCTGTATATCCACCTCCGCTCCCAAGAAATGCCGCCATATAAGCAACGGCAATTTCAAAATCAATTGGCAGCTCATCAGTTGCAAGCTGACGCCCATCAATCTTGATCAGGCGCGACCAAGCAAGAGACTGCGAAGCATCAGCAACATACCCCTTCCACTTCAAGGGGTTGATCGTCATCGTTGCAGCAACAAGTGTCTGCTCTTTTTGCGTATCATTCAACGCAAGCCAAGCAGTAATCCCGGCGCTCACAGGAAGCTCCCCGAGAAGCGTGGTGGCCCTCGCAACACTGATGAAGGAGTTTGCGTTAGCAGCTCCTAGGGTCGATACGAAGGCCATCGTGACGCCTCTCTAGGGCTCAGCCCTTAGCAGTGGTGGTCTTGGTCTTGGCGCTGGCCACAGGGGCCTTAGGCGCAGGTGCAGGGCAAGCAGCAGGGGCTTTCTCAGTGGGGGCTTCAGCAGGTGCTTCAACCTCAGCCTTCAGCTTGGCCTCTTCTTGCTCGCGTGCAAGACGAAAAGTAGTAATCGACATGACGGTTACTTAATAGCGAAAAGCCCCTCCGAAGAGGGGCTGTGACTACAGCGATCAGATGTAGCAGCGAAGCTGCGTGATCCGAATGTTGCGATTGTCAGTGAACACCTTGCTCCAGTTGGTACCAGTAGCAAGCTCAGCATTGCTGGGCGAGTTACCAGCAGCGTTACCAACCCAGCTGACACCGTTCGGATGCACCAGATAGTGCGTGCGGTTGATCAGATAGTCGATGCCCTTCAGGGAATCGCGGTCGGTCTCCAGGGGAGTCTTGGCGGGAGCAGTTGCAAAAGCAAATGCACCAGGGCCAAAGAAGTAGGTGTGCAGCACGTCAGCACCACCGGTACCAGCGCCAGCATCAACAGGCAGGGTGTCGTCAACGAACACCGGGCGACCCAGATAGGTGCCCAGCTCAAGGCGTTGAGCAGACAGGCGAGTGTCAAGCTGAGAGGTGCTGGAAGCAGGAACAATCAGGTCCAGCTTCATCAGGGCGTAGTAGACGCGGGAGTGCATCAGAACGCCGGTCAGCTCTTGACCTGCATCACCCAGCTTGGCGATGGCGTCAACCATCACACTCTGGGAGAGCTGAGTGCTGGTACCGCCAGCAGCATGAGAAGAAGTGAGGGGGCCGCCAGTAGCAAACAGACCCTTGATCACGTTGATCAGCGAAGTCTGCATGTCGCGCACCCAATACTGACCAGTGCGACGAGCAATGGCCTGCATGGGGTCGGAACCAGCCAGTTCACCAGCCAGGTCAGAAGCCTTCCAAGCCTTACCACGCATGTTGCGCACGCCGGTCTGCACGTCGCCAGCCAGAGTGGCGGCGGTCAAACCAGTGGTGTCATCGAGGATCTCGGAGTCACCCGACAGATCGCCGAAGAAAGGCAGGTCGATGGTCTTACCACCTTTGGCAAACTCAGCCTGGATGGCAGAGTTCGTGACCATCAGGCCGGAAGTAACCAGAGCGTTGCGGTTCTGCAGCTCTTCCTGCTGGTATTCCAGGAAAAGCTGAGGAATAAAAGGAATGCCAGCGAGAAGCATTGTCTTTGCCTCAAAGAAGAGAAGAAAACAAACGAGCTGCCTGTAGCACTGCTGTCAGGCGGATTGAAAAAGCTTGTGTCGGTACAACCGCACTGCGCGAGCGCTTGGCTCGACTTCACGAGGCACGGCCTCTAACAGTCAAATACTAGCGCTTCTTACGGGTATAGGTCTTGCGTTTTCTTTTCTCGTCTTCCCCCTTGCGCTTCATGCCAGCTTCGCTCATGGCAATAGCTCGGGCTTGCGCAAGACTTGTTACTTTACGCCCAGAGGAAGATTTTAATGTGCCAGCGCGAAATTCACGCATCACTTTCGCAATCTTCTCTTCTTTCTTGCTTGGTTTTTTCATGACAGCAACAGCGAGTTAATAAAAAAGCCCCACCGAAGTGAGGCGTGATATGCGATCAGGGTTGATCAGGTAGTCACCAGGGTCCAGCCCTTGCCAGTGGCAACAGCTTTCTCGTCGTTGCTGACAGTGGCATTACCAGCAGTGCCAGCAATGTTCAGAGTCTGCGTCCCGGTCACGGTAGGCAGACCAGCAAACAGCTCGACGAGGTTAGTGCGAGTGAAGGCAGCAGGAATCACATAGACGCTACCGCTGGCCATGCCAGCGTCATAGGAAACACGGATGGAGGTGATGGCCTCTTCAACCGCAGAAGTGATCTGGCGGCCAATGACGTTGCGATCAGTCTTGTAAGGCATGGCGAGTGAGATGAGCGCTCTGACACATGCTAGGAATCACCGTCACGCCTAGCCTTTTCTTGCATTGCAGGCGAACAGTGTCAGAAAGACGCACATGGGATTCGCCCGTGCGCGAGCCCTGGAACCCTATCATTCATCATCTACTGAAGGCCGTAGATACACACAATCAACTTTATTTTCAAACTTGCAACGAATGGCATCTTGAAAAAGCTAGAGAGATGCGTGCGTATGTTGTCGAGCTGAAGGATTGGATTAAAAATCAAGAGTGAATCTCTTGTTTACCATTTAACTTTATCAGCCCAATAAGCAGCACTCATTTTACCTTTAGAAATATTAGCCGCATGTCTTGCTTTGAAAGAACGCTGCCTAGCTTTTTCTCTTTCGGTTTTTGGCGCACTTCCGGCGCCCGATACACCTTGCTGCCCAAAGCGAATTAATTTAACCTCATCGCCGCTTTTAGCAAGAACAGCGTGCGACTTAGTGGGATGATTGGGTGTCCTTTTTGGCTTATTGTAACCTTCAAAAGTCTCCCCGCGATACGTGATCGACATTTTACAAAAGCAGCTATTTGCACTGTAGCAATAAAAAAGACCCCCGAAGGGGTCTCACCCGTCAACCACCCGCAGGTTACATGCTCTGCAAAGCACGCCCCAGCACGGGATCAAGCTTACCCGCAATGCGAGCCTCGGAGATCAAGCGCTTTGCCTTGTCTGGGTCTTTCTGTAGAATTTCTGCAGCCTTGGTCGCATTCAACGAATCCTTACTAAAGGGATTATTTGAATAAGAAGGCGTAGCAGAGCGACTTGTCGTCATACCCGACCCAGTTGCACCGCTTCCTGCAAAGTAGACGGCGAACTCCTCGTCTTCACGAAGGCGAGAAACAGCGTCACGAAGAGATACGGGATCATCTTCTGATCCGTACACAACAGTGCTTTCGTCATCAAGAAGACGAAACTTCTCTTTCAGCAACTTGTAAAGATGCGAGGGGCGACGACATTCAACTTTTGACAGCTCATCGGTCACAAAACGCTCAAGCTTATTCTCGCGGCGCTTTTCACGCTCTTGATTGCGCTCGTTTTCAAGTGACTCATTCACCTTGCGCAGGTCAGCAAGCTCCTTGCGAAGCGAAGTGAACTGAGCCTTCAGGGCCTCGCTCATGGCGTCAGAAGGCGTCTGCTCCGATGCAGGACTGGAGGGCTGCTGCTGCGCCTCGGGCGCAGTGCTCTCAGGCTTCTTGGCTAGTCCGGCGATGCGCTCAGCAATGGCATCCTCATCAAGGTCATCGCTCAGCTCAATACCAGCAACTTTCAAAAAGCTATCAATCGTCTTTTTCTTTTTTAGATCTTTAAGCAGTCCCTCTTTCGTCGCTTTGAGCTTGGTGCTTTCGCTTTCCAGCTCACCAGCCTTCTTTTGAAGGGCTTGGATCACCGCAAGAGCGTCTTCAAGAGTTTCTGGTGTGTGCTCGGTCACGCAAAGTCATCTGTTGACTCGTTAAATAGTAGCACTATTGGCTTCGTTTATCTCAGCAGAAGCTTCGGCAAGCTCAAGATCACGCCCTTCGCTCATCAGATTTGCGTTGTCAACGGGGATCTGACCGCGATTTGCAATCTGACGCCCACCAGCGCCGACACCAAGCTGTTGAGCCGTCTCGGTTCCATCAAGATTCATGTCGTTGAGCAGATTTTTAACACTAAAATCGGGTAGCCCTTCAAACATTTCGCCCGCTTCAAGCATACGCAGGAACATTTCAATCGTAATTGCGTTACTGTCTTTGAACAAAGAGCTAAGCGCCATTACTTGTTGAGAGTGCAGCTTAACGGGAATGAAGTTTTTGCTAATCGTCACGCGCACTTCAGGGATGGAGCGATAGGCGGACGCATAAAGCAATGCACGATTCAAGGCATCCTCAAGCCCTTGCACCAGCACGGCGAGCTGAGAATCGCTCTGAGACCGGTCCAGAAGCTTCGCAAAGCCCGATTCCGCTTGGGTC